ACCAACTTATTGGGAACTATTCGCAGAGTTTTACTATACTGATATGGCACAACCAGAATACTGCCGAAGATATAGTCGGGACAAACATGCATTCTATACACCAGGAAAAGTATGTTTAAAATTAAATGGTGAATGGGAGGTTAGATAATGATTAAGAATATAATTATTATTGCTCTGGTAATCTTTGTATTTACTAGAATGGATGTGTCTATGGCTGATGTTTTAAACGCTATGCAATCTGGACTTGACAAAGTACAAGAATTACTGTATATTATGAAAGAGAAGGTATAATATGAACAAATATGTGAAAACGATTGGAGCTTTGAGTATGGTTGCCTTGTTAGGCGCTTGCTCTAGTACAAGTTATACAATCAAAAAAGAAAAGGCAGATAGTCTTAATGTCGTACCTAATTGGTATATGGCAGACATTAATGAAACAGATGCTTGTGACTTAGATACAAATATTATCGGTCAAGTTAAAAAGGCAGATAAGAATAAACAGTGTATCTATGGTGTTGCAACAGCTGTATCGCCAGACTTACAACTTGCTATAGAGAAAGCAAAGATGTATGCAAAGTCTGAAATGGCTGACATTATTATGGGTAAGATGAACAAAGAATCCAAACAGTTTATAACTGAACTTGGTAAAACAGAAACTAAAACAGTTGTTTCTGAGGTTGAGAGTGTATTAGTAAACTCAATCAAAAATACACCAGTGAGAGGTTATGAAATCTTTGCTCAGGATGTAACTTTGACTAGTGCAGGTTACTATAGAGCGTGGATTGGTTTGAGATTGCCTTTAGGTGAATACAATAAAATGTATAATTACAATATAGAACAGGCTGTTGATGCATATAACTTAAAAGATAAAGCTCAAACAGCGTTTAAAAATGTAATGGAAAGTGGTAATAATGACAATCCAGATATACAGTAAACCTAATTGTGTTTTCTGTGACAAAGCAAAATCTTTGTTGAAAAACCTTGGAATGACATACGAAGAAAAGATGTTTGGCAAAGACTTCAATACACCTGAAGAGTTGTATGAAGCCGTTGGTAAACAAGTAAGAACCATGCCTCAAATTGTAATTGAAGGCGAATTGATTGGCGGTTACAATCAGTTGGTAGAATACTTTAATGATAAAGGTAAAGTTAATTTCAAAGGTGAAGTAATAGATGGCTGATGATAAAATCGTACTGTTTCCAACAGACAAAATAGTAAATAGAGATAATGTTGGTAATGTTAATCCTGAACATCACCAAAAACTAGTAGAAGACCAAACTAAAGAGTTTGTTGAGGGAACAGTTGATGATATTGCCTACACACTTTTAGATAAGTTTATTAATGCAGGTATTAGAACAAAAGAAGATACTTTTATGCGTGACCTATCATTAGTAATTGATGGTATTAGAGGTTTAATTTATAGAGATTTTAAAAAGTATCATCCTGCTCAGGCATTGGCTGATAAAATGGTTAGTATTAAAGTACAAAGAAATGGTCAAAAAAATGCAAAGTTGGATTATAGTACAGTGATTGGCACTAAACATAAACCACATAGGCCTTTGTCCGAAGATGTACAAAAAGAAGTAAAAGATTTATCAGATATGGACGGTATTGAATTTATACCAGATTTTGAACCTGATAATGACAAATAGAATTCAGACGAGCAAACTACAGATGTACGCTTTGTCTTGTCGAATAGTTGGTGAACTTTAAACACAATTTGAAAGGAGTAACATATGTTACAATATATTATGAACATGTTTAAACATAAAGGAGAAGACAACATGGCTAGAACTAAGCAAACTAAAACTGAAAAGGTAAGAAATCTTTTCGCTAAAGGTCAATCAGTGACTTGGAAAACTCTAAGAAACAAATTCGACCTTACTTCACCAGCATCTATGGTGGGTAAACTTAGAAACGAAGGTTTGATGATTTATGAAAATAGAACATCAGCTGGTGTTTCTTATAGAGTTGGTACACCATCAAAAGCTGTAATCGCAGCTGGTCAAGCCGCTTTATTCGGTTCACAAGGTTATTCTGCTAACGCATAATTAATCTTAACCAATTTGGTAGGGGTCAGACCGTTAGGCAGACCCCTGCCAATACTTTTAAATGTAT